CTAGGTTCTTTGCCCGTCTAATTTCTTCGGGCGTGAAACCATCATGCGTGTCAGTATAAGGATTGGGGGGTATTTGTCCTATCTGAAACGCATTAATCTGAAACGCTAAGACCTGAAATGCAGTCTGAAACACTAGCAGTCCTCAGCACCAGCGTAGTCGCTAAAAGTCTTTAGAACCTCATATATGGCTGGGATTAAGTCACCCTTTAAATCTTCCATACTGATATAATGTGCGTTTTCTTTGACTGTAGCCATGTTGCTTTGCCTTGCCGACTCGTCATAATGAATAGCGACTTGGACTTGTATTTGGTCTTTAGTGCCAAAGAAGTTAGTGATTCTAGCGTAGGCTTGTGGGGCTGGTACGCCAAATTGTGTTTGAACAGCGAGCTTCAGTGCCATGTAAATCTCCTTAGTAAGTCATTTCGGTTGTGCGGATTTGGCAAACTGTACGAATAGTCGTTGCCGCTTGCCCTGTAAAGGTAACTCTTATTCCACCATTAGTCGTGTCTGCTGTTACTGCAATAGCCCAAGTTGCCGCACCGACATCAGCGTACATAGATGTGACTGTAGGAGTACCGACCAAGGCTGTAGATGCCGCATTAGCACCTCGTTTAATTACACCCTCGATAGTAAAACCTTTAGTGTTACCACCGCCAGTTACTCCTGATACCACTTCACCTCTAAAGAAGTAAGCAGAGTTGTTAGGTAGTATTACTTGGTTTGTTCCGCTTGCAGCACTACTATCACTTCTTAATGCTGTAGCTGTGGCATCGGTGGTTTGAACAGCAAGAACTAATAACGCAGATTGTGTAAGACCACTTGCGTTTCCAAGCGGAATGCTACAAGCAGGTGTAACAAAGTTTCCAATTATTGACCTAGCAATTCCTTGCCTTCCACCTGAAATAGTTGAGTAATTAGCATTTGCTGAATTATTGTTTCCACCACCGACTGCTGAACCGCTACCACTTGTTTTATTTGCATATCCGCCAGCTATTGTAGAAAATGACCCACTCGCTAAATGACCATCAAAAGTTGTTCCATCAGTACCGCCACCACCAACAAAAGAACCTATACCTGAAGCAGTATTCTTTGCACCCCCACAAACAGTAGACCAATCTGCTGAAGCTACATTTCGTTGTGCCGCAGTACCAGCATCACCACCACCACCGATAAATGAATAACTACCTGTAGCTTGGTTATTACCACCGCCTACTACTACTCCATGAGGATTAAAGAAAGATAGAGTGCTTGTAGATGAACCTGATGCGTTTTGGGAAAGGGTAAGACTTGTTCCTGATATGGCGGCTACATAGGTATTTGGGAAAGTGTTAATGCTTGTGCCAGTAATTAGCTGACCAACTTTAATATTGGCATTAGAACCGCTTAATGTAACGGCTGTTGTGCCGTTCATTGTTCCTGACTGTGTAGTTACTGCGGCATTAGCTGTTCCGCTATTTGCATAACCACCGCCAATAGTTGAATAAAATCCTGTGGCAGTATTAGAATAACCGCCAATAACAGATGAAATTGTTCCACTAGCAGTATTTAATATTCCACCAGCAATTACAGACCTAGTACCTGAAGCAAGATTAGTATCACCACCAAGAATAGAGCTATAAACGCCAGTTACCCCATTTGAATATCCGCTTACAACGGCAGAATATCCACCTGATACTATGTTGTCATAACCAGCACCAATAAAAGCATTAGTAGCACTTGCAACTCTAGTAGCACCACCTCTTTGCATTTGTAAATCTACTGCGTATGCACCCCTAGCATTACCACCTGCTGTAGTAGATGTAGTAGCTTGTGCTTGTAATGCGCCTGTTCCTGCTGGTTGTAAATACAATGCACCATTAGACAGTAAACCTATTTCAGATACTCCACTAAAGGATAGGGTAGGAGTTCCGTAAACTGCTGTAGTGGTTGTGGGGATGTAGGTGTTGGCGGTTGAGCCAAGTTCTAATTGAACACCCCAAACATTGACAATATTTCCAGCGCCAGTATTTGTTTGACAACTTCCATCTGATGCTGTAATTGCTATATCAAATATAGTGCCACTAGAAAGCAAACCAGTTAAAGCAAGGCGATACCAACCACTACCTGCATCGGTAGCTGTAAAGGTTGCCCCTGAAATTCCAACCGTGCTAGTTGCTAAAGTATCAAAATCAAAAAAAGCAACTCTATCACTTGTTCCTACTAAACTGCCTAGTCTTAATCCAACATAACGCCAATTATTTTTCTTAACATAAGCTGAAAGCGTATATGTTGTTGTTGTGGTTGTAATAGATTGTCTTAACAAACCACCAAAAGTAGAATTTACTGAAGTAATTGTTCCAGCAGTAGTTGTTCCGTTTGGGGCAGTAGTAACATTATCTACTCGTGTTACAGTTGAACTGCTCCATGTTGCATTATTGTAGGTTTGCGACTGTAAAGATAAATTCTGCCCAGTACCCCTTAACACTCCTGTCTGTCCTGTAATCGTAGTAGCGTTTACAGTAGATGGGGTAGTAGCACCGATAGTAGTGCCATTGATTGTGCCGCCAGTAATGGCTACTGCGTTGGCGTTTTGCTCTGCCATTGTGCCAAGGCCAACTAAGGTATGGTCAGCGTTCCAATCACTAGGGCGAACTAAACTGGTGTCCGCATCATCAGGAATGGTGCTGACTTTAGTGTGTTTAACTAATACGGTCATTGGACACCTACAATTTTTCCGTCTTGACCCCTAATGACAGTTTTAGGCTGGCTTAACTTATTCATCATTTCGCCTAGCATCATAGCCATTTGGTTGCTATTGTTGTTAATGGCGTTAGCAACGGTTTCCATTGGATTTTGCATAGCTTGTGCCATATCTTGCTCGTTAGCATAAGCCATTGCGCCATCGGAATCGTCTGAACCAATACGGGCAACCTCGATCTTAGCCCCGTTATTGATGTGTGCCAATAAGACTTGGGTATTGCGTTCAGTCATCATCTTCATCTGTGCAACTTTTACTTCCATCTCACGATCCATCATATTGCGCTGTTCTTCCAATTGGAATTTAAGCTGATTCTCTTGGGCTTGGTACTCTTGCTTGGCCTTCTCGAGTTCCATTTGCATCTGCATCTTTTGTTGTTCCATCTGCATTTCCATCTGCATTTCAGCCTGTTTAGCCTGTGCTTGGGATTGCATCTTGGCTTGTTCCATCTGCATTTGCATTTCCATCTTTTGCTGTTCAGGTGATGGTGGCTTGGGTTGACCTTCTGCTGCCTTGGCTTGCTGACGGAACTTATCTGCGGTTTCGTCAATCAATCCTTCTAGTCCTTTACCAGCCTTAAATGCGGTTACACCAAACTTGAGCATCTCTACTAGCATAGGCGTGAGTTCAGGTGTAGCTTGTGCGGCAGGTACGGCTTGACTTAGAAATCCGCTAACTGCGCTCAAGAACTCCAAGCGGTTTTGCTTCTCTTGCTGTTCATCCTGATAAATCATAGAATCCGTAGTCACTTCAATACGGAAGTTCTTAGCAGGTTCATCCTTCAAGAGTTGCAAGGCTTGTGGAATAAGCTGTTGATCTTGCTGGGATAATTGCATTGCACCACTAATCTTTAGGATGGTGTCATCGGTAAAGTGCTGGCAAATAATCTGTGCTTTGATCTGCAATAGGGTAGTAGCAAAGTTCACTACCTCATGCTGCATAGTCTTTAAACGACCTGAAGCGTTGTTAGACTTAATGATTTGTGCGCCAAGGGTTTCATTTGGATCAGTCTGACCACGCTGAATATCAGCAATGCCCATGATCTCGTAGATTTGACCCTTAACCTGCTCCATAGCCTGATAAGCCATGTTTAGACCTTGAGCGATTGGGGCAATATCTACAAGGTTAATAGCACCTACAAGTCCACCCTTCTCGCTAAATGCACCGTAATTCTTAACGGGTAACAATGTATTGTTCTCACCTTCTGTGAACAAACGCTGTAAAGATGGCTCAGAAGCGTCATATACGCCCCGAACTTTAAGTGCTTGAATGAATCCATCAATACGGTCTGCAAGCGTATCTAACTGTCTTGCTTGGTCTTGGTACAGAACAAAGTCAGGAACAGGGATTAGGCTGTCTGTTGTCAAGGTAGAGAACATAGGTTTTGGGCAAGGCCAAAAGTTCTCAAGCTGCAACGGATCGTCACGGGTATCAAGAATCTTACCCATAGACTTGGATAACCAAATGACTTGACCTGTGGCTTTATCCCATATTTCGTAAATTAGGGCTTCCCGTGCCATTTCACCCATCTTTTCATTAAATGCTTTGGATGTTTCAGGCTTAGTATCAAGCGGAATCTTACCGCCTAATTCTTCGCCAAAGCGTTCAACAAGGGCAGCACGTTCCATATAGACTTTACGCCATACTGCGGTTACTTCTTCCCATGTACGGGCAACGGTAAGTCCAAAGTCACGCCAGTAAACATAGTCAACTGGGGCGCACTCATACTCAATACGCTCTTGATCTTCACGGTAAATTCCGCCTTCGGTTTCCGCTTCGTCTGCATCTTCAGTTACTTGAAAGCCATCTTCAGGTGCGCCTTCTGCCTCACCGCCAGCTTGACCAACAATATGTGGCTCATAACGAACCCATGCCGTACCACGCCCACCAAGTAAACGGTCTTGAACCGCTTGCTTCATTGCGCTGGCATAGTCACCATAATGCTCAATTTCGTACTCTAATGCCCGTTCTAGCATCATTGACGCTACACGCCCAATTGGGTCGTTATCACGGAATCTACGGCTTACATCGGGTCTTGGTAGTCTTGCAAATACCGCTGGGGTAATGGTTTGAACATTGCTCCACAGAATATTAAACTTAGCGGTTGGATTGTTTCGGCTGCGTGATTCGTCACGGTAACGCTTGACGATCTTATCGGCTCTGCCTTCCCATTCTTTAAATGTGCGCTCGTACTGCGCTATGCAGTTATACCAATCTTCGTATGTATGATCCATGTCTATTCCTAGGTAAAGTTACCTACTGCTATTACTTCAGCACCAGCACCCGTAGTTACTTTCCAAGCACCATTTTTAGAAAAAGTGTTTACTTCAATGGAATAAACACCGATTGCAGTATTGGCGGCTACTAATACATGGGATGTAGTATTGTCTAAAAGGCTTACTGTGCTAGTTGCGGCAGTTCCTACAGCAATGACTAAACGGTGTAAATAATCGCCAGTTGCGCCTGTTGTGCCTAATACTTGGGCTGTTTGTGAAGCTGCTACATGCTCGTAGGGTAGTGCAAATGTTGCGGCTGCTGTTGTCATTTAAATTCTCCTGTTGATTACTTTGGGGGTTTCTTTCCACATTTCGTTGAGCGTTACATCCGTTTGCCCGATATGAAGTCCTTTAATGCGGTTATCTTTAAGGATAGGGCTGTCCTCATCCTTCCAAACAATGCTGAGATAGCGGAACGCATCGGCTGAATGGCTTGTCCAATCGTGCTTCGGGCGATCTCTAAATATCTTTTTATCATCATCCCATTCCCTTTGATATTGACGCAAACATTCGATTAATTCTTCACACTTATTATCAAACCAAGTGCGAGTTAATGCAAGTCGTGTTGCTTGTATTCCATCCTGAATTGACAAATTTGGTACGATTTTTAGATGTTTTATGTCAATTTTTGCAGAAATCTGCTCGATTATGCTCTTTCCACCGCTTGCTAGTGTTTTTGCCTTAGCGTCATGGGGCAGCCAATGAGTGCCATATTTATACCCAAACTCATCTTCTTTTTGTTGCAATAACCCTGTGTAATACGGTATTGGCTGACCATTGCTGGAATGGTGATCGAGTATTCTTATCTCTCCGTATACCGTCTGCCACCAAATAATTGCCGTTGAATCGTTATACCCCAAATCCCAAACCGTATTGCAGGGGAACATCGGGTCATAATCTATGGTGGTAATACGCTCTAAGTCCGTGATTCTACGCATCTCCTGCCCGTAATACGCCCCAATTATGGCAGCCTCGAATGAGCAAAGGAACTCGGCCTCGTACTGATTAGTAGACATCATGCGCTGTGCATCTTCTAATTCAGCTTGTGGCAATAGACCTGACTGGTCTGCCCGTAGTGTCTTAGAGTACCAATCGGGGTTGTTTTGAGCACCTTTGTATATGTCATAGAACCCGTTATGCCCACGAGGTGTCCCAATAAATACGGCATACCCGTTTCTGTCTGCAAGTGCTGGTCTTATGATTTCACCCCATACACGGGGTTTCATATCGGCAAACTCGTCAAGCACGATTCCGTCTATGTAATTTCCACGCAAGCTGTCAGGAGTATCAGCACCAAATAGGCGAATCTTAGCCCCATTGTGCAGCTGTACCCATAATTCGGACTGATTAACCTTTTCTAGTGCAGGTGCAGCAAAGCGTAAAAGGTAGTCCCAAGCTACTGATTTTGCCTGTGAAAAGAGTGGGCAAAGGTAAAAGTACCTGCCGTCAGGCTTGCGTTCTTTAATTGCTCGTTTGATTAAGTCATTAATGCTGGCTACGGTCTTTCCTGCCCTGCGGTGACAGACTAGGACTGCCCAGCGTTCTTTACGCTTGTGGAAGTCTTTAAACGCATCCCTGACCTTGTATTCAAACTCATGTACTACTTCACTCATCTTGCCATTTGTAGATATGGGTTATAGGTGCAGTAGCATCCCCAGCGTGTTCAGTTCTAGCTAACTTAGGTACATGGTATTCAGCGACTTGCATAAAGCAATCGAATGCGACTTTAGGCCCTAATTTTTCATTCGTAGCGATGTCATCAAGCCATTCTTGCAACTTATGGCTGTTACCATCCACGAACTTAGCGATCGCCTCTCTAGCAAGTGCTGTGGACTTATTAGGCACACCTGCGACCCTGCCGCCTGTCTTTTGTCTAGTCTTTTCTACTTTAGAATCCATACCTTACCCAAGTGGTTGATTAAGATAAGTTAATTATAGGCTATTTTTTGCGTTTTAGGTCTTGTGGTACAAAACTGATAGCACCGCCTGTATTCTCGATGCCTTTATATCCTGCTTCATTGGCTATACGCTCTATTGCATTAGTGGCAGCGTTTTGATCCACGATGCCTTGGTATTGGTTGTACTGTCTAGCCAGTTTGTTTAGATTGTCGGGATCTTGGGCCACATTGTAGAAGTCAGTTAGATTAGCTTCGTATTGGTTCGGGCCTAGTCCAGCTTCTTTTGTATTGGGGTTATTGTAGAAATAGGTGCGATTGCGTAATGCGTCTGCCAGCATTAAGCGTTTAGCTTCTGATCCCCGTATACCTGTGCCATACATAGTAGGGTCAGTTTGCAGTAAATCAGGTCTATTGCTGTAATGGTAGCCAGTTAATGCGCTTGGATTATTAGGCTGAATAAATGGTTTCATGTACTCGGGCATACCACCTTGGTACATAGGGTCAATCATTTCGGGCGGTAGTAGGAATGCCCTTTGATCTGCGTACTGAGTTTGTGAGCCAAGTTCTGCTAGTTTTGCATCATAAGGGGCAGTATCACCACCTTGCCGTGCTATGTTTTCCCGAGCCTGACGGATAGCGGCCATATCTTGCTGTAACTGGGCATTGATACCTGAGAAGTTTACAAAAGAGTTCTGCCCCCGTGTTTCAGTAGCAGCAGCCATCTTAGCTAGTGGGCTATATAACTGGCTGTGTGTGCCATATGCCAATTCTTCACCTCTAGGGCCAAAACTTGCACCCGATGGCCCGTGACCGTAATAATCGTGTACCGCACGGAATACTTGGTTTTGGTTCAAACCTGTGTATGGATCAATTTTATTCAATAGTTGGTGCGGCTCACCACCACCAAATACATATAAATGGCGGTTTATTAGCGCATCTTCCAGCATTTGTGGGCTGTTTGCGTAGTTCAAATCGCCTTGATGATATGACAATCGCATATCTTGATTAAGCATTCTGTCTAATTGCTTGGCGTTTTCTACCCCTAATTGCTCATAGCTGGCAGGTATTAGTTCTTGGTAATTGGTTGCGCCCGACTTTCTTACAGCTTCAGGGTAATTGCGTAAATATTGGGCGAATAGTTGGCTTTCTAATGCAGGGTCTATGCCTTTAGCCATTGTTTCGTATGTTTTGGCAATTGGAAACTGCTTTTGCAGGGATGAAGGTGACATGGCCTTCACCGCATCTAAATCAAAATAGGGGTTTATTCCCCTTGCAAGCTGAACAGAAGGGTTTAAATCAGGGTTTCTTAGGATTTGGGCGAGAATTGCGGCATCGCTTCTTCTAAGATTGGGTATTTCAATGTTTCCTTGTACTGATCTAAGTTCATCAGGGGTAAGCCGTGTTGGGTCAAGGCTTGATTGACTAATGCCAACCCGTCTAATATTTCCTGTGTCGAAAAATCCTTTTCCTGCTGCATTTTGAACACCTCTTTTTAATGCTGCTATTGGAACTAATGTTGCCGCTATGCCTAATGGCTCGCCTTCTTCATATCCAGTCATGTATTGCATATCGCTGGGATTTAATACGCTTGTTTGTGTAGGCGTTAAGCCTGTAGCCCCTGCTGCAAACCCTGTTTCTCTTGGCAATGGGTTTTTGCCTGTTACTGCTTGCGTAAATGCCTGTGGATTGGTAATAAACCGCTGTGCTTCCATAGGCAGATTGATGATCTTATCTGCACCTTGGCGCAAGAGTTCAGCCAGCGTAGCCATTTACTTAACTTCTTTGTCCAAGTCTTTAAGTTTATTGGCGATCAGCTTCCTACGGGCAATGCGGTCAGCCTGATTCTTTTCTAATGTAGATGTATGCTCTTTACGCAGCATGGCATCTTCTTTTTTGTACTTGCGGCTCATTAGAGTAATAGGTGTCATTACATATCCTTCATCTTGTCACGAATCATGTCTTTACGGCTTTGTGGTTTAGCAGTCTTAGCAGCGTCTTTAAAGTCTTGTGCGCTAGGTCTGCCTTCTGCGCCCTTTTTAGCCATCTTTTCACCCGATCCAGCCTTGATCCTAGCCCGTTTAGCGTGAATTGCAGCATAAAGTCCGTGTTTCATTTGTACGCTCCTACTACCAGTTTAAGTTCATCATCGCCCAAAAACTTGGCAACGGATTGGCAAAGCATATAAAAATCTTCGTAGCTAAAGTCAGATTTCATGCGGTTAATTGCTTGGCATACCAGTATTGTATTGTCTTTTGTATAACCAATCTTGCTATCAATACGCTCAATAGATACTGTGTTTAACTTACCTGCTTCAAGTGTCATTTCTAAACCTGAATAAGCACAAATTTTGTCTTGCTTATTCCAAAAGTCTACTATGTCATTGATTTCTAAAGAAAATTCTTGTTTGCGTTTGTTTGCACTATTTTTTGCGTTGCGTAAAAATATTTTAGCCCTAGTTTCAATTTTTGAATTAAGTTTTGCAACAACTTTTGCACCATTTATTCTGCAACAACCCTTGCACCAACTGTGCAAACCATCAAGAGTATTCGTACTTTTAAAGAAAAAAGTATTTTCGTGACTTGTTTTGCATCTGAAGCAGGTTTTCATTAACATTTCCACCTTGCTCTAGCTGCTTTGCCCCGTTCCCCAGTCCATCCTGCTGACCTTGCACAAAAACTATCGTGCCTTGGCCCACTAGACTGAGGTGCTTGTAAATTAGCGTTGTTCTTAGCATTGTATGCTTTGCGACCTGCTGCGGTCATACCTGCGCCTTCTTCTACCGATTGATAATGACGGCCTTTGCCCTTAGTTGTCTTGGCAATAGGCTTATCGTGCTTTTCTACTGCGGCACGAATGTCATCCCTTCTACTCATGCTTTTTCTTCAATGTATTTAGCGTAGGCATCTTCTAGCTTGGCTTTGCGGTCACCTTTGGCGTTCTCACGCTCAACGCTGAGTGCAATAGCTACGGCTTGTTTTTTAGGTTTGCCAGCTTTCATCTCGGTTTTGATGTTCTTACCGACTGCTTCGGCTGACCCTGATTTGATGAGTGGCATAAATATCCTTTTATTTCAAGAACTTAAGTTTGTAAGTCGTAGTGTTGATAAGGTCTGCAATCTCATCAATGATGTTCTGTAGTTCGCTGTCTTGCGGCAAGTCTTGACGGGCTTCTGCCACAAATTTTTGCAAGGATTCCATGTAGCGTACTGGGTCTTTAGGCTGGTGGTATACGCTTGGAAAGCTGGTGAACTTGCCATACTTGCCCATATAAGATTCGGCAAAAGTATCGGTCAAATCCACGATGCCATCATAGTATTCGGCAAGTGCGCTGTGCTTAGAAAAGCTGTCAGTAGACCAATGAAAGAAATGCGTATTGGTCGCAGAATGTAGTAATGTAGCTACAAATAATGCACAGTTTTCCATTAAAAAGCTCCTTTTGCTTTATTTTATAACACTTTTTGGATAATTCCTAACGCTCTTATTGCAGCATCTACGCTATCTACACGGCTTACAGCACCGCCTTTCCACTTACCCATAAAGTCTAATTGGTCAGGTGTGAACTTAGCTTTAGCATCTTTTTTGATTTCCATCAGCAGGGTTTCTCCTGCGTAGCCCACCAAAATGTCAGGTGTCCCGTGCTTAAGTGAGGCCATAGATACAACTGTAGCCCCAGCTTGTCGCAATGCAGCAACAATTTCTTTATGGTTTATGTCTACTCTTGCGTATGTCATTGATTATTCTTACTTTTAAGTTAGTATTGGGAAACTTTATCATAAAGGATGTATTGTGGCTAAAGCAAACAAAAAGAAAGATGATGAATTTATTGCTTTGTGGAATGAATTAGGAAGTCCAACTTTAGTAGGTAAAGCAACTGGCACAAATCCAAGAAGTGCATTAAATAGACGAGCCAGTTTGGAAATAAGGTATGGTATTGAATTACCTACGCACGGTTCTTTGCGTGATCCTAAAAAAGAAAAACCAAAGAAAAGAGAATTGGCGGCTCACAATGTCCGCAGGGGCATAGATGTAGATAAAGTTAAGCGAGTGATTGTATTTAGCGATGCTCACTTTACCGATACAACAACAACAGCATTTAAGGCGTTGTTGTTAATGATTAAAGAATTTAAGCCGCAGGTCATTATTTGCAATGGTGATGCGTTTGATGGGCAGATATTAAGCCGTTTTCCAAGCATTAACTACGATAAAAAGCCTAATGTCTTGCAAGAACTTAACGCTTGCCGTTACCATTTAGACGAAATAGTTAAACACCGCCCAGCAGGGTGTGAGTTAATTTGGACTTTGGGTAATCACGATATGCGTTATGAATCATGGTTAGTTAATAAAGTTCCTGAATACAGCGGTGTTGATGGTTTCAGCCTTAAATATCATTTTCCTGAATGGAAAACGTGCTGGTCTTACTGGATTGGGGAAGAAACTATAGTCAAACATCGGCATCGTGGTGGTCGAAATGCAGGTTATAACAATTTGCTGGCAGCAGGAAATACAAACATTATTACTGGCCATACCCATGTTTTAGCTACACAACCCATTACTGGGTATCAAGGAACTTTTTGGGGCGTACAGACTGGTTGCCTTGCTGATCCTATGTCACCTAGTTTTGAATATTGTGAAGATGGCCCTAAAGACTGGCGATCAGGCTTTGTAATGCTGTCCTTTGACCAAGGCAGAATGTTAATGCCTGAGATGATTATGGTAACGGATGAGCAAGAAGGTGAGTTTGAGTTTAGAGGTTGTATCAACAAAATATGAAACTAACGCCTGAAATACTAAAAAATCTGTATTCATCGCTGTATTGCACTTACCCGTTTACCAAATGGCCTATGCCTTTGCCCGATGAAATTGAGTTTATTGTTACGGCTGATCCTGAACTAATGGGCACTTACCTGCTAGATACAGGTGGGGATTATGAACATACTATTACCATATCTTCAGGGCGTTGCAGTCACTTCTATACTGTTTTGACTACGCTTGCCCATGAATGTATACACATGAGTTTTCATAAACAAAAAGGCGAAAAGTGGTCGCAGCATGGTCAGCCGTTTAGAACTCGTTGCAAAATGGTTGCAGCAGAACTAGGTTTTGATCCGCTAGAGTTGTAATTGTGTACACAATTTCTTACAAAATGCCCCGTTCGGTAACTTTTTTGTAATTAACTACACTTTTTCTTACAAATGCACCGTTCGGGAAATATTAAATATTTCGGTGGTAAACATTTTTAGGGTTGTTAAGCATTGATTTAATAAGACTTTGTATATCAAAGAAGTATTGAATTTCTTTCATGCCGTTGTGTTGCATGATCGTAAAGCTCACTTCTTTGCTTTCTTAGATTCTTCTCTATGTAATTCCATTACCATTTCGGCTTGAATACACATTTTGCTTTGTAAATCTTCCATCATGCTGCTTACTGCCCAAAGCGCACCACTATGCGGATCACCCACACCTTCTGCAATAAGCTCAACAACATCTCGTATATTAGACAGTTTGTAAGATAATTCTTCTAAATCGTTAGCTGCATCCCATATAGTCATTTTTTACCCTTTCGTAGCAATTAAGTAAGCCCCATAATTCGCAAAAGCATATCCAGCGTACATGCAAGCCAATCCAAAATCTCCTTTAAACAACTGCTCTCCAGCGATGTACACATAAATTAAGCCTGTAAGAATTATTAAGTTAGAACTCATGTTTTTACTTGGTATAACATTTTTTGTAATGTATAAAGTTCAAGTGTCATATTTTTAAATTCAGGTATGTAACAATCCCCGTTCAAATAACTCGGCAATAGTTCGCCTGTGGGCTTCTTCCCAAAATTCCACCCTTTCCGTTTTTGACATTCTTGTTCCTTGGTCAAGATCAGCGTGGCATTTAAAACACAAACTGGCAACTCTGTAGTCATGGGCTTTTATTCCCCTTCCTTTACCATCTCTTAATTGGTTTGAATGTGCTGCAACAACCGTGTCATCTTGTATGCCGCAAGACTGGCATGGAAAGCTGCTAATTAATTTTAGTAATTGTTTGTTCCTATACATAGCCATTTATGTGATCTACGGTCATCTGTTCTAACTTTTCTGCGGATTCAGCAATATCTACGCTGATCTCTAGCATTTGAGTTAGATCGTTGCGTCTTAAAGCGTCATCGTACATTTTAGATAGTAGTTTGAGAATAAGGAATTCTTCTGTTATTTTTAATTGTGTCATTTTAAGATTCTATCTTGGTTGCGGTTAGATACTTCTAAAGTTTGCCACGTAGAGTGTCGGAGGCGTGCTGCCTCCAATTCCCACTTAAGTTTTTCAGCATTTTCGGTTGCCGTACCTATGGCTTTACATAGGTCTTGGTATTCTTGACAGGCGTAGGCTTCACGCTCCTGCGCCCCTATTGTTTGTTCGCCTGACTTCTGCATCATTATGGCTTTTAGGCTGCTCTTAAAAGTTTCTAGCTGGGCCAACTCACCTTTAGCGGCTGCGTACTTACCAGCGTTTTCAAGGATAAAATCTATACATTTATTGGGGTCTATCTCTCTCATTTTGTTTGCATCCATAATCCTATACTTCCTATTGAATAGCCTAAAAATGCTACGGCTAAACCCATGTTGTCTTTAAAAAACGAATCTATAGCGGTGCAAAAATAGATTACGCCCACCGTTGCTACTAACCATCCGCTCATTTTCCTAACCTTTTTTTAATTAACATTTTCATGCGTTCTTCCGTATTTTTATCTTGTACAAGTAACCGTACAACTTCATCCCAGCCTCGTCTTTTAGCTACGCCTATATACCAATCGACAAGGTAATCTTCATGCTTGTTCTTCAATTTGTTTTATTTTTTGGCTAATTCTTGCTCTCCATTGCTGCCAACCTTCACCTGCATAAGCCTGACAGCCGACTTCTTGCGCTTTGGCTTTGGTTAGTTCCTCACTAGAATACCAAGGCAATTCAGGTTTCTTGACCTTTTTTACTTCCATGTCTAGTTCATCTTCCCAGCGGCCCTGATTCAACCAAGTTGCTGGATGCGGTATGTAGTCTTTTTCGGTCTGCTTTAACTTCCAATATTCAATGTGGTTAGAAAGGGCGTTAAAAGCATCTTCCTGATCGTTGTGGCTCAACCTATCCCAAGACTTTTCGGCTACTCTACGACCTTGTTTACGGGGATACAGGCTATAAAATTCAGAGAAGTTCATCGTGTTATCTCGTCAAAGTTGTAGAACCATTCATCTTTAGCTGACCATTTGGCGTGGTTTTCAACGCTGTAGACTTCTGTTGGTATCTTAAAATCAGGGGTTTTTAGTTCGGCTGGCACAAGCGAAACATCGTACCAAAGGCAGCGATTATTAGGCTGGCAAGCAAATTGCCCGTTATCTAACTTTATAAAGTTATAACTCTTGTGTTCTTCTACCCCTTCGCTAAAGGTTGTATCTAAGCGATTACTGTCAGGATCGGCAAAGTCAATGGTGAACAAGTAATTACCAAAGTGAAACTGCTTATCCTTACCAAAGTATTTGACCTTTAAGCCACGCAGATTAGACTTCTCAATTACCGCCATGTCGTATGACAGGCAGTCCCAAATCTGCAAATAATCTAGCGGCAGAGGCTCTGTTACTTCCTTCCATACATATGCACTAATTGGCAGCTTATCGTACAGCGCACCGTAATTGGTCAGCATGGATTCTATGCGAAAGGCTTGACCTTTAATGGCTTTAGCGGTCATCCATACACAAGGCTCTAATTCACCTTGTCCTTTTTCATGGTTGTAAAGGTACTCTTTACGCACAAAACATTTAACTGGGGGTATGTTAGCGACTAAAAATGTCATTACTTTATCCAAAAAAGAAGTATGGCGGCAAGCACCATAAGGGTTGCAAATAGAATAAATACGCCTATTGCAAATACGATAACGATGGTTTCAATCATATGGAAAGGGCGAACATTGCGCCAAGAATTGCACCAAGTATGCAAGCACCTAATAAGTCTTTCATGTCTATCTCCTATTTCACTCGATATTGAGTAATGCTAGTGTATTAAGTTATCTTAACTATTGCAAGTATTTTTTTAAGTGTCGTTTTTTAGTCATAGGTATCCCAAAGGTGATAGCACCCCATCCATTCAAGATGTGTCTTGAACTAATGCTCCCGAAGGTAGTGTTCATTCGATACAAGGTTGTCTATCACCATTGTCCTTGTAACTTGTGTAGTCGCCACTCAACGCTACGGGGCTTGCTGTCAGGTGTAAACCAGCCCATGTTCTATTCCACGCCACCCAGTTAAGTGCTTAATATCGTTTGGAGTACGGCAGAAATAGAAAAACCCCTTAAGGTAGCTCTAAGTTGATCCCACTTGCTAAAAGATTCCACAACTTTTAGTAAATGCTCAAAGCTACCCTAAAGGGTCTATTGGATTTTATACAACACAGGGATCAATCTGCCCCGTTAGTATAACCCAAGTCTTTCAAAATTAAAATCCCCGTGAAAGCCAAAGGTTTTAATGTTCGACAATTCACGCTCAAAACTAAAATATCGTGCCAGTTCTTCGGGGGCAAACCTTATACCTTGATTTTCTAGATATATACGGTTTAAGTGGCAAATTTGGTCATCTTCATTGTGGTCTGTGTACACAAATTCAGGGCTGGCGGTTAGTTCACAGAGCCGCTTTGAGCGTAGGCTAAAGCCACCATTGCCTACTCGTCTACCCATAGGATGCCAATGCCATACTGCCCCAATGTAGTCATAGTCTAAAAATTGGTCGTTCCAAGCGTCAGGGTTAATAATGAATCCATCCCATTGAACTATTAAAACAAAGTCCGTATGGATGTGTTTATGCAATTCTTGAAGGATAAATTTGTTATATGCTTGGCGGCTGTTGATTTGGGGGTCATTTATAAAGACTTCACCGCCAAAATCAAAATGTTCTTTACACCTGTTCATTGCCTTTTTAGCTTTGTCAGGTTGTACGGAATCAATACAAGCTAGGGTAATGTTATTCAAGTTCAGGCCAAATTAACCTGTAAGTGTTGGGAAAAAGCGACTTACGGGTAATTAGCCCATGCGATTCTTTTTCTAGGGTTGCAGCTAGGATTACCAGCTTATCCATTGGAATATCACCGTTTTGCCACATAGATACGGCTGGGACAGATACCCCGACCATCTTGGATACACGGGTACATCCACCCAATAATTTGATAATTGCTGTTGCGTTCATGTAAGGTATCTTAACTTATGTGTATCTTTTTTGCAAATACTTGTTGACTTGTGGTTTAAGTTATCTTAATATCGTAGTACGGTATGTGCCGTGTTAACTACCCAAATGGGTGAGAAAGACTAAAAATGAGTGATTACGACCAGCAGTTAGCAGACCAAGTTCAGATGCAGTTTGAACTGGATGAAGTATTCAAAGACTTGGAAGATGGTGTACTTCTTACCAATCGTCAAGTAGACCTATTACGCCATTGCTGCGGATATGTCGCACCTAAACGCAATAACCATGTAAACCCCGTCATTCGTGACATCGTGAACGACTTTGGTCAAATTTTTGGAGCAAACAAATGATTATTACTGATACACAAAAAGATTTTAAGATTGCCCCTGCTGGCTTACATATGGCACGGCTATATAGCATTATTGACCTAGGCCATCAAGCTACAGAGTGGGCTGGCGAAACCAAGATTATGCACAAAGTCGTATTTACTTGGGAACTGCACGGTGACGATGACGCAGGACTTCCGCTAAAAACAGACGAGGGAAAGCCTTTGATCGTGTCCAAACGATATACCGTTAGTTTAGGCGATCAAGCCCGTTTACGGCAAGATTTAGAAAGCTGGTCAAATAAAAAAATGACTGCGGAAGATCGCAAGAACTTTGACCTAAAAGGCTTATTGGGTAAGTTTTGTATGGTAAACATCACGCATAGTGAAGATGGCAAATACGCCAACATTAGCGGCATTAGCCCTGTTCCTAGCGCATTGCGTAACGCCCAGCCTGAAGGCATTAACCCTACTAATCACTTTTGGCTGGCTGAATTTGACCAGTCTAAGTACGATGCGCTGCCTAAGTATTACAAAGAAAAGATTACGGAATCGTCTGAATGGCGTGGTCAGAAACAGCGTGAAGCTGAGAAACCTACGCTTGTAGATGATGACTTATCTTCCATTCCGTTCTAAGGCAAAAATGATAGTTAAAGAAAAGGCACAAGAAAATGGTCATTGGTACAAGAAAGACGGCACTCCAGCCTATACAACCATCGGCAAGACTGGGGAAAGAGCCACAACGCTTCGTGACGCACGGAAGCTCGGACTTTTGCCTAGTGTTACGACAATTAACGGAATGTTATCGAAAGCAGGGCTTGATACATGGAAACAGCAACAAGTCCTCTTAGCAGCCTTAACGCTGCCAAGGCAACCTGACGAACCTGAAGCCGACTGGTTGGCTAGGGTAATGCAAGATTCCAAAGCTACTGGTCGTGAAGCTGCGGAACGGGGTACGGCTATTCATGCCATTATTGAGTCGTATTTCGATCAAGTGTATATGCCTGAAAAACCACCGTACTTAGATGCGATTGATAGTACGCTTAAACGTACGTTTGGAGAGCAACTGTGGCTGCCTGAGAAATCGTTTGGGCATCCGCTAGGGTTTGGTGGCAAATGCGATTTAATGGCTAAAAACGGCTTTGTAGTCGATTTTAAGACCAAAGACACCAACCTTGATAAAGTTGATGTTTTTTTCGAGCATGAGATGCAACTGGCGGCTTACCGTGAAGGCCTTGGCGTTCCAACAGCACGGTGCGCCATAGTGTTTGTTAACGGCACGACCAATCAGGTCAAGCTAATTGAAATAGAGCAGGATCGGCTTCAAAAGGGCTGGGAATGCTTTGAACACCTATTACGGGTCTATCAAATTAAGAACGGAATATAATGGTAGTTCCTTCACGGGAACGGGGGAAAGCAGGTACGCTTCGCATAACGGGCTGTGAGTACCCCAACTATTATGTTGTTTTTATGCAAATACTAGGGTAAGTCCCTATAAAATAGTATTGACAAAGTTAAGATAACTTAATATACTGGTGTTACTCCATTGGGGAGTGAGAAAGAAAAGGAGATGTAAATGAGTAAGTGGAAAACAATAACGGTTTATGTTGTTAAAGCTGACGGCAAGTTTATTGACCAAGTTAATACAAAAGAAAAAGCCGAGCAAATAGCGGCTAAACACAAAGCCAAAGGCTGTAAAGTAATTATCAAAAAAACAACGGCAGAAACTATGTCAGTTAGCTTTGGGGTAATTTAATGAAAAACAGAAACTATGTAATGTCTTTGTATTGCGGTGATACATACCTTGATGTGTACGGCAGTATTGATAAAGACGAACCCGATGTAGGTCATGTGGGTGGCGTAGACATTGAAGATGTCTTTATAGCCGATACCGAAATCAGCGTACTTGAAATGATTCATAGCCTAGGCTGGGATAAGTTCAACGACAAAGTTCAATCCGAATACACACCTGAAAGTTAAAAATGAAAAAATTACTGTTATTAACCCCATTGCTATTTGCAGCTTGCACATCGTACTCACCGCCCAATGTCAGCCTAGAAACCGATAAACAGGCGTATCACATGACTAGGGCGCAGGTTATTCTAGGCATTAACGAATGCGAAGATGCTGGTACACGCCCCGTAGTTATTACTGCCAAGCGCAGAATTAACGGTGTTACTACCGATGTGCCTGTAGAAGTTACCTGCAACCCCCGTTATAAGATTTTTTATTAACATGAAAGACTTTATCTTAGGTGCTTTGATGGGGGTAGCGTTGTCTATATTTTTTTTCGTGGCTAACTACTTAATGGTGGGAATATGAAACCAATAGCTTATATTACAAAAAACGGTGTTTTATTTAAAGAGTTACCACCTGCACCAATAAATTTAGAACCACTTTACGCCCATCCAATAAAAGAACTAACAGATAAGGAAATTGTAGATATTAATACTGAATTTTTAGCACCAAAAGGTTGTGATATTTACACTTTTGCTAGAGCAATACTAAGAAAGGCACAAGAATGAACAATAAATGGACTAAAGAAAACTTTGAAATCTATGATGCAAAAAACCCTTGTATTTGGGAAATGTTTAAAAAGTTCTCATTGCAGGTAGCAGCTAAACGGCAATACTTTTCAGCTAAATGCGTGTTTCACCGTGTGCGCTGGGAAACCGTTATTGGCAATACAGGTGACTTTAAGATAGATGATGGCTGGATTAGTCACTACGCTAGGAAGTTTGCTCGGGAATATCCTGAACACGAAAATCTATTTGAGTTTAGAACCCGTAAGAAAAGCTACCACAACGACCACTACGCACCGTTTTAAGCGTATGGCCTTGTACCAGTTTTGTCGATAATTAAAGACTGTCTGCGAGGATTGCCCCCAGCAGTATTAGGCACAGAAATATGTGTCCAACGGTCAAATTCTCGAATAATTTGGTCATATCCAATCTCCGATGCAATAACAGCTTTAACGACTTCATCGGGGGTCATGCTCGGTACTCGTATATCTGCCGCACAACCAATCCGATGCTGGCTAGTGTCCTTTGATCCTACCGCATCATTTACTTCTTTGCAACGAAAGGCTGAATTGACCATGATTGGCTTGCCGCCTATAACCGTTTTTACTTCTTCAAGAAACGCAGCCAAGCGCACAAGGTTAGCCATTTCTGTGGCGTTTGGCGTATTGTCAAACTGACGGTGATCTGTGTGAGTAAGTTCGTCTAAAGTAAAATGCGGACTTAGGTTCATTTTTTAAGGTTAGCCATAATGCGTGTACCAAACAAAAACCCAAACGCAATGTTGGCGGCTTCTATGCCAATGCGCTGAATTTCAGGGGTAACAGATAAAAACAATGTACCGATACCTACAACAATCACAAACAATGCCCCTAGATAGCGGCTAGATGCCCTTAAATCGACTACCCATTGGCTAGGTGAGCCGTAAGGGTTATCTAATGCAGCAAGGGCTTGTAGCTTGTTTATTTCGTTATTGTCTAGCTTTATCTGCTCATCAACGGAAATAGGCTTTACACCGCCTGTAACCATTCCAATAAGGCTTTTAATCCCGTCAATACCTACGGGAACTAAAGCACCAATAATGGTTTCTAGAATCATTTTTTAAAAAATAACTCTGTTACATAACTAATACACGCACCTGCAACAGACGCTACGCCCATCAAGGCCCACAAAGACCCTTTAGACCTTTCTGCCATAGCGACTAACTTCTTAATATCAGATTCCATGCTATCTACTTTTTCTTGCAGATGCTCGACTTGGGCTACTAGACCACCAAATTTGAATGGATCAAATTCAAACTTATCGTTCATCCTAACCTCCGATTACTTTGCGACTTTTTTGCAGGACTTTTCCGTTTAGTCGCGACTTTTTTGCAAGGTTTAGAAACATTTAAAGTTTCCTTTTGAATGTATCCAAACCTATCAAATACCCAGTCAATGATAAACATGATTAGCCTTTAGGATACTTAGCTTTGATTGCCAAGCAGTCAGCAATGTATTTATCAATCTGTGCTTGGTCACCCTTTACTACACCATCAATGTAATCTGTGATGTTTGGATATTCTGATGCTCTTTTAGCAATATAAGCATGAGCATCTACATAAGCCTGAACTGCAGTTTTATCGTATGCGACTTCGTTGCCGTCTGCATCGTAAGCGACATCGCCACGAATGGTGACTACGGTTGGATTAAGAGCATAAATAGCGTAATGATTTGTCATGCCGCAATCTCCATAAGAGTTATTCCTGAAGGACAGCTTGTAAGTTGTGCAAAAACAGTTCCAACTCCACCATATCTTGCATATGTTGTTTTATAAGTTGTTGCGGAAGTAGTTGCTGGAGAATCTAAATACGATGTTGTGAAATAAATATCCATAGCACCCGTTCCATCAGATAAAGCCACCCTACCAGCAGTAATTAAATTAGTCGCACCCCTTAATAATTTGATAGTTGCCCCACCATTATTTGCGGCATCATTATTAGCAAATATTTTTTGAGAAATTAAAATTAATATTTTGCTTGTTGAATATAGTGGTGTAATTGTTGCAGTTAATCCTGTATCAGAATCGCTTGTAGAAGTTGTAGAAACTTCTGTTGAAGTAGAACCATTAACCACTTGCAACACAGAACCAGTAGGTAATGCGGCACTAGGAATAGACTGACCGCTAGAGCCTGTGGTAATAATTGTGCCAGTTTCGTCTGGAATAGTTAAAGTTCTATTTGATGTAATAGCTGCTGAAGCAATTAAATCTACATAGTTTGTTCCATTATCTGTATCTTCATACAAACGAACAGCAGATGGAGCTGTTGAATTTGCTGGGATTGATAAAAGACCAGATACAACTCTTGCTGATTCCACTCCACCAACAGTCAAGCCTATAGTATCTGCTGCTGGAAAATAAATGCCTGTATTGGTATCTCCTGATGTAGTAATAGCTGGTAGTGATACTGAGCCAGCTTGTACTGTAGTTACACCTGTTGCAGATAATGTAGAAAACGCACCTGTATTAGCAGTAGTAGCGCCAATAGGTGTGTTATTGATTGAGCCGCCTGTAATAGCAACGGCATTAGCATTTTGTGGAGCAATAGTACCTACTTGACCAAAAGCAAGTGCATCTGTAGACGCTATTGCATTGGCTAACCCTGTAATGCGGTTGTTACCCATTTTAAGGTTGCCAGTAGCCGTAGTCTGTCCGTCAGAAGCTAATGATCCTGTAAGGGCGGTTGCCAAGTCAGTCATGGTGCTATTAGCCCATGTACTAGATATAGTTGTGCCAGTTACTACTGGATTACCAGCAGGTAAGGTGTATGTACCTGATCCATTCCTAGACATTATTTTTTTCCTTTTCTTAATTCTTCTGCTATTTTTTCAGGCGAATAATTAATTGCTTCCTGCACTTGTTTGGTTAATCTTTGCTTTTCTAAGGCTTCTGATCCTACTTCAACCATTGGGCCAGCCAACGGAATTCTGTTTATTAACTTGCTAAATACTTTGTCCATAGCACTAGCTGTATTAGCGGTGTTTATTCCTAATGGAACATCGTAAACAAGTATGGCTGTATCACGCAAATTGCGTATTTCTTCAGCACCTTTTTTACCAAACAAATAGGTTAATTTGCCTGATTTATCAAGGTTTTTAACAACAGTATCAAATTGGGCAGCAGAAACAATACGCCTTCCTGATTCATCCGTTTTAATGTTCTTGGTGATAGCTTCACGCATATATTCTATGGTTTGACCTACCAGTTCACGGTATGCCTGTTGCCCTTCAGGGCCTGCCCTTTTAAGCGTTTGTCCAATTGCCTTAACATCATCAAGCGAACCATTTAAAATAGCGTGGTCAAATACCTTTTCAAAAGCTACAGCACGGTCAGTTGTGCCAGCTTTTTTGCTTAATAACTTGTCTACTACGCCTACATTCTCAAATTCTCTAGCGTAATTTGCCCGTAATTTTCTAGCATCTTGGTATAGATTGCCGCCCTTGCCTTCAGTAGATGCGTCAATTAACTTGTTAATTTCTCTACCAAATTCAGCATTTGTAGGAGTGCTGCCCGATAAACGACCTACCATCTTTCTAACTTCTTCAAGTTGATTAATGCTAATGTCACCAGCAGGTGCAAGCGTATCTAACTTCATCTTTGCGCTGGTAATAATTGGTGCATTAATAGCTTCAGCTTCCAAACTGTCTAAGAATGTTTTAATTGAATTTACATTAATTAATTCTTGGGTTTGACCTGATTCATCAGCAAGTTTATAAGCGTTGCTAATTTCTTTTTTAGCTGCTTTGGCTTTGTTTACTAATGCGCTATCTACTACTTTACCTACTTCGTACAGGTTATCAGGTGCAGCAGTTTTTGAACCAATAGGCTCTAAAAATGCGTCAAAGTTAGATAATATGCGTTGGTTTTGATCTATTTTGCGATCAATAATTGGTCTACCTACACCTTCAGGGTAGGTTTTCATTGTTTCCACTTCGAACTGCTGCTGACCTAGTTCTTTAGTAGCTTGTCCTTTGGTCAATGGTACTGGCACTCGTAACTGTTGTGCCATTTGCATACGGGTAATGGCTTCGGGGCTTTGCGCTGCACCTACGCCCGACATAGTAGACATAGGTGGTTCAGGCTGACGCAAGGCTTGTGCAATGCGTGGCCCAGCTTCTTGTATTGTTTGTGCGGCTTGCCGTACTTGCGTAGGCGCACCACCTACTGCTCTTGCATAACTTGGAAGCATACCAAGGTTAGGAAGTACAGGCGGCAATTTAGATGCTTCAAACGCACTACCAATGCTTTGCAATACATCTTGACTTACAGGGCTTGTAGGTTGGAACATATTGCGTTCTGCCATAGCCATTGGTGGTTCTTTTGTAATCAACGCAGATACAGCACTTGGTACAGTTAAAGCCGCACCTGAAATCATAGTTGCAGGAACTTCGTATAGAGCCTTTACTCGATCCATCATAGAACGAGTTGGTTGCTGAACTACGAGTGGATTTGGAACTTCGCCAACTACCGTAGGAACATCGCTGGTAATGATGTTGCCACCACGATTTGTTTTTAAATAAACATCAGGGTTAAACCCTGCTTTTGCAGCAGAAGCGTTGCCTTTAGTTACTTGTTCTTGTAAGTACAAATCAGGATCGAAAGACATTATCTAATCCCTAAACGCTGGTTAATTTGTGCTGCTCTTGGGTCTGTAGGGTTTTTTCTAGCCCAGTTAAACGCTTCTTTATCTTGAGCATTTAAACCTTGTGAGAAGGTTACAGGGTCAATAGTTTGCTTACCTTTAAAGAATGTTTGTTTAGTGGTTACAGGCCCAGCTAAATCAATGCTATCCCAATTGCCTTGTGGGTAATATTTTTTATTTAAATCAATTAATGTATTAAGGGCAGACATACGGCTTGAAATTGTTTTATTTGAGTTGCCTAAATTACCAGCAGCAGCCCTGTATGCTTCTGTATCTTTGTCAGATTGTGGGCCTTCAAAACGTGGTACTTGTGCAGTAAGTTTTTCACCCAAAATTGTTAATTTAGCATCGGCATCAGCAGCTTGAGTAGGAATATTAAAAAACTCAGTAACACCAGTTCCAATGTTTTGAAAACCACCTGATGTTGGTCTTCCAGTATTAAATATGTCTGCTGCATCTTTAATAACATTAAATGAATCTTGAGCGTTTTTAAGATTTTTATTTAAATCTGCATAAAATTTAACTGCTAATTCTTGGTTAGCTTTTGGAGATAAAGCTGGGTTGTTTACATATTGCGATTGTGTATTTGGTACTATTGTGTTGCTAACTTGTTGTGCAGGTGCATTACCTACTGGCATACCACCAGCAGCAGGAACATTGCCCATAGGCATACCACCACCAGTTCCACCAGTTATACCTTCGAATTGCATCCTAGCAGCATCAGCAGGGCTTACAGATTTAGGAATACGCTGCAATACGACTGTAGGATTGTTAGGATCACGCAATTCAATGGCCGTACCCGTATCTATTTGTAATGGCGCACGGGGCTTTCCAGCACCAGTAAATACAGGCTTCATAGTTCTTGGGTCAATTAAAGTGTCTTCTACGCCTACTTTTATTGGGCCTTCATTCATCTTAGTAAAGGCAAATTGTCTTTGTGCGGCACTTGCTCTTGGATCAGCATAAAGATTTGCATAATCAACATTTCCAGCTTCTTTTCGTTGCATAAAGTCAGCCATAGCAGAAGTTTCGTCTGCTCTTAATCGTTTAGCTAAATCTAATTGGGCTTGCTCTGCTCTTTCAACACCTCTTTGACCCATGTACAAATTTGCTAAATTACCAAGGTTTTGAAATATGCTAGGGGCAACATAACGACCACTAATCATTTGACCTTGTGGCTGTTGCATACCTTGTTGCATTAACATTTCAGCCATCTTTTGCTGGCGTAAAATCTGTTGCTGTTGCAACATCTGTTCGGGGTTTAGTGTTCCAATGTCAGCCATGATTAATCCATTCCTGTGGTCATTGTTGATACTTGACCTTGACCAAATCCACCGTACACATTTTCAGAACCGTATTGCATTATTGCTGGAATAGAACTAGCGTAAACACCCATTTTGCTTCCTAAACTTTGTGGGTCTTTGTTACGCAACATTTGTGCTAAAACCATTGGGTTCATACCGCCACCACCTTGACTTTGACCAGCTTGGTTTACTAACTGATTCTGCTGTGCAAGTGCCGCTGCTTGATTAGCTTGTTGCTGACCAAAGTTCTGAAATACAGGCTGCAATCCGCTGACATCTTGCATTGGCTGTGGGGGAAGAATGTATGGGTTCATAATTGTCCGTAATCTACGGCTTTATAGCCGTTATCAAGGGTTATTACAGCATTGGGGTACATAGCCTCTACTTCGTGTGCCATCACGCCTGTGTGCGTTCCATGACCTGCTAGTGGGTGATCCTTAAATTCTTCTTTGTACTCGTATGTATATACGGGTAAACCATTAGGTAGCCAAGCAATGTGCTTAATGTTTTCTTTAGTGCGAATGTCAGACATTAGTGCTGCACCGCCAAGACTAAATAAACCTTGAGTCATTGCATTATTAGCAGCATTTTGAGCATTAGCCGCACCCATTTGGGCGTTGTAGCCCATCTGCGTTGCACCTAAAATATCAGCACCAGCCGTATTTGCTTGCATAGCAGGGTTTACAAAACTAGGGCCTTGTACTTGCGCTCCAGTTCTAACAGCACTTAATGTATTAAGCGGCTCATTACGCAAATATGCTTGTTCTTGCAAAGCGGATTGACGGGCTTGCTGACCAACGCCAAAACCTTGTGTCGTAGCGGCAGCCAATAAATCGTTTTCACGCTGAGATTGAGCCATCATAGCTCTGTTATAGGCTTCTGAACCTACAGGAATGCCTTGATTTGCTAGTTTTACATCCAATGTTTCACGACCTTGCTGGATTTGAGGGGCAAGGCGTTGCATATAGGCATCTTGGTACGACTGACTAGGATTAAACCCTGTAGTCGGTAACTGGCTTACATCAAACGGGTTTTCCAGCATATTGCTGACATAACCCAAGCCTTTTTGCGTTAAATTGCCAAGACCTAAACTCGTTTGATTTTGGTAATCTAGTAACTGTTGTTGGGTAGGAGCAAGGGATTGCGTGGAAGACCAAGTAGGGTTGCCATAGGGGTCTTCACCTGAAATCTTGTATTCAAGCGATCCATAAGGTGTGTATTGGTTTACACGATTGGCAGCAATGTTGGCACGGGCAGCTTCTAAGTTGCCTGCCGAAGTTTCTTTTGCCGCACCTATGTAATCGGGTGGCGGTGGCGCACTAGCCGACTTTCCCATATCTTTCTCCTAAAAATCTACATTTGTCTTTTGACATTACAAAAAACAACAAATCTCCAGTAGGAAAAACATCAAGTAATCGTGCTTGTTCCTCAAACCCCAATTTCTTGACAAACTCTACCGACTTGTCGTTACTACTAATTACGGGGCAAACAATCTTATCTACCCCCAATTGTACAAAAGGATAATCAAAAATGGTATGTAAATATTGCTTATTTAACCCGTTTTCTAGGTAAATATGGCAAGTTACTGACCTTTTATTAAAATCCTCATACCAAACTACTGATTCTATTTCATCTGTTACCCAGCCTATTGTGCTGGAATTCTCAGGTGTCCACACCATGTCTAACTTTTGAGCGATAAATGGCCCTAACAAATCTTTGTCAAAACATAGCAATTACAGTACGCCCCCAGTTTCCATTACATAATCCGTACTAGCCCAATGAAACTCAACACCTTGCGATGCCACATTTATGTTAATTGATCCAGCAAACCCTGTACCTGAAACCCCTTGCCAAAATTTAGTAGTAGTCAAATTGCCACCCCAGTTAGCGTCATCCCACAAGGCTGTGTCCCAAATCGCAACATCTAATGTGGCAGGGTTAAAGGCTATTTGATTGGTTAAAGGTACTGTATCAAAATCGGTGCTAATACCGCATAGAACAGTCGGCAAGCCGTTATCGGTCTGTAGTATAGGGCGTACTAGCGTAAAGCGTTTAAGTTGCCCACGAGTATCAAAATAGCTATAGGCTTGCTGTGCAGTTGCAACAATATTTGAACCGTTATCAGAAGGCTGGGAATAAAACTCTCCGACAAAGCCGTTAGCCCCAAAGTAAATCTTGTTATTTCCTGATACTTCCCAGCAAATAGCGTTTATTCCTGTAAATCTTGCCCATGACTTAGTGATCGTGTGCATCACATACTGTTCATACCCTGTGCCAGTAGGTATGTTCAAAATAAGCATATTTTCACTAGCAAAATAGTTAATCTGCCAGCCAAATTCAGCGTAATAAACAGTAGCCGCTTGGCTTACAGCAAAGAAAATTTTATCTGTGAGGTAAATTCGTGGGTCTAGGCGTGAAGATTGAAGTGCGCCAGCCATCGGTACTAGACCGTCTTGGGTTAGCAATAACAGATCACCGCCAAACTTAAAAAAGCACCTACGGCTAAAGGTTTGACCTAGTTGCCATACACCGACCTCACTCCAAGCATTAGGATCGCTGGGGTTTGTACCTTTGTAAACGATAACTTCACCCATGCTGGTAACAAAAGCGGATAGATCGTCTACCCCGTAACCAGCGTCTAAAGTCCATGTTCCCATTGCTTGCAGGAAACCACCTGAACGGGCTATTGCCCCGAGTGGAAAGTCTAAAGCTGCGCCACCAATGGATTCCACATTCAAATACCAAAAGGTCATGCTATCTTTTTGTACGAAAAAGAGCCTGTTTTGGCACATATTGACATTAACAAACACATTGCTGTTTACGCCAGTAATGCCTAAAACGGTATAAGTGCCGACTACGGTAGCGTTTGCCGCAGGTGCAGTAGCCATTGTGTAAGTAAATGCGCTTGCACCCGTGACGGTAATAACATAAGTACCGTTGTAATTGGCTTCTGTAGCACCGCTAATAACAACCCGATTACCTGTTACAAGTCCATGCGGTGCAGCCGTTGTTAGGGTAGCCGTTAAGTTACCTGCGCCACCCCTTGTAATGGTGCTAATAGTCTGTGCGGTAGATGTAGTTGCCATCCTAAACCAGCGTGTACCGTCATAAACCATTGCGGAATCTTGACCGTTTACCGCAATAATGAAGTTACCGCCATCGGTAGAAATCATGCAATGCTGGAACTTGCTGTTAGCTAATCCACTAAATGCAACAGTAGCAACAGAAGTAGATGCGTTATAAATAACCCCGTTGGCTACCGCAAAAAGGGTGTTTGTGCCATCATATCCAGCGTAATTCATTAAGGTTTCTACATTACCCGTAATCCCTGTAGATGCTTGCGAAAAGCCTTTTCTAAGGGTTACATCGGAAGGCGTAGGAAAAAAGTTGACCAACTGCACCGCATCTAACGGCTGCATTTCAGCTAAAGAATCCCTAGCGTTCCAGCCCCCAATAGGGGAAGCTAAAGAAGTAGTCTTAGCGGTGTACCTTTTAGGAACTGGCATAGTTAACTGCCATAACCAGTATCGGGAATGTTAGCAAAACCAATAAGCACAGCACTTGGTTGAGGTGCAAACGATAGGGTAGCAGAGCCTTTATCGTTGGCTTTAGCAACGCTTAAATAACGACTGTAGTCTTGTTGCAATGCAGTAGTATCAAACGACTTGATTTGGAAGTATTTAAGTTTTGTCAGCAATACGATAATTGCGTCATCTAGTACGGATGTATCGGTATCAACTGTAAAGCTGTTTTTTACTGCATCAGCAGCACTTCTAACCCATCCCTTAGAACGGTACTCAAAACCTAAGTATTCAAGGGTATTGTAAGGCGGCCATATCTCAAATTTGTTGCCAAGAATACGCCAACGAACCCGAGGGCCTGTTGAGATATAACCTGACTTGAGCCATTGCCATTGCTGTGCATCGACTGGGCCAAGCATCTGCCAATGCTTTGTCTTATCCCAATGCGTGTTATCAGTAATGGTTTCGTAATCAGGCGGCAAGGGGTAAATAGTTTTGCTAAAAGTGACTGTACCGCCTACAGATGTTGCTGAAGATAATTGGCTACTATTTAAGCTAGTTGCATTAAGAACTGTATCAACATAAGTATCTTGGGGAACACTTGTACCCACGATGGAATAGGTATTGTCCAAACCTGCGGTACTCGGAATATTATTTAATAAATAACTATTAATCGTTGTATCGCAGGTTGTAGTGATTGCTGTAGTGTAAAACCTATATTCCAGTTCCAACGCTTGCCAATTGTGTTCCTTAATCAGGTCGTACCCAGCACGGTTCATTAGCGCAAGAATCTGTTGCACATCTTGGCTAGTGTTCCCTGCTACATAAGTAGGTACGGCTAAGTTAAGTTCAGCGGTGACTTGCTGGACAAGTTCAAGCATTGTTGATGACATATTAGGCTTCCTCTGTGGCTACCGCTTTCTTACGGGGTTTTTTCTCACCAACAGCGACAAGTATAGCGGCCATTTGATCTTGCATTTTAGCCAGCTTTGCATCTGTTTCTGCCTTTATTTTAGCAGTTTCTAGTTCCTTTTTGGCAAGTTCTTCTTTCAAAGCGTTAATTTCATGCTCACGCTTGTCTGTTTCTGCTACCGTTGTTGCTAGATTTAAAAATGCCTTTGCCTTGTCACGAAACGAATAGGGTGACATTCCTGCAATCATTCCCATGCGCTGTAACTGCTGATCTGAAGCATTTGCAATAGATTCTACCGTTTGGAACTTAATTGCCCTTAATTCTTCAGCTTGGCTTTTTGATACTAAAGGCCATTCCGTTATAGGCGTTCCAACCACTTCCTCGTCATGCGCTCCCTGTCTATTCATGTAATTAGCCCATTGAATAGGGAAACGGGTCTTATGGTTTTGTAACGCATAAGTGTCGATTTCGGTTAGGGTATCGCCAGCAACGCAGATTTGCACAAAGTCAAAGTCTTTGTAGATTGGTCTGCCAGCGTCTATGGATTCTTGCTCTTGTTGTACGGATTTCTTGTAAAAGCGTACTTGCAAACGAGCATCTGCTCCTTGTGTATCTGAAGGTAAAGCCATTTTTAATTCTCCTAAGTAGTTAGGTAAAGTTAAAGGAAAAAAGGGGTCAGCTTTGTGAGCCAACCCCCTGTTTTTACTACATTTTGCTATTAAACACTAGCTTTGCTGAACCAAGCATAATCGCCTGATGCCATAGAAGCACCTGACAAATATGTACCTGCACCCAAGGTAGCTTGGAATGTAGATGCGTTGATTACGCAAGTAGCGGTTGAAGCCGCAATTGCAACACCAGCTTGGGCAAACACATAGCGGAAACCATCTGCGCCAAAAGTTTGCAGACCGAGTGGGCCAATAGTTGGAACTGCTACACCAGCAGAGTTTAGGTTGCTGTAAGCATTTTCACCTAAATCTACACCAGCGATGGGAAGAGTTGAATATGACATGATAATTTTCCTTTAATTAGTCAGTTGATTAAGTGCCTGTCAAGATGCCTTGCAATGAAGCATTAGAGCAAGTAAGGTTACCAGCCCAGCCATACAGCTTCACGATTGCATCTTGGTTAATCGATTGACGCTCACCACCGATAGGAACGAAATTACGCTCTTTGTGTGGGCGGAAGAAGATGTAATCGGTGTTCAAGAGGTACATATACAATGCGTTCT